GTATTAATTGTTGATCCATCTTGAGTAGAAGGATAAGCATTTGCAGTGGTTATTTCAATAGCACTAATAACACCATCAGCAATTGTTGCTGTATATACACTTGGTGTAAAATCAGCAAAAGTGGTAGCAGATGCTCCTTCTTGCTGAGCTAAAATTAATGTTAATTGATCAATAACAATACCACCGTCGGGTGCTGGTTGAGAACCACCGGTACCAACAACATAATCGTTAAATGGATCTTCGGCTACAATCTTTTGAACAGAAGCTGGTTTGTATTCAAATTCAGCAACTCCTGGTAAAGTAGATCCAGTTGGTAATGTTACACTAGAACCAATAGCACTTAAAGTAGCACTTCCAAGTTCAATGGTATTACCACTTAAATATAAATCTCTAAAACGATTTGATGATGTACCTAGATCATATGCAACATTAGTGTCTGGTACTAAACTTTCGCCAATATTTCCAAAATCTGGAATTGTTGGTTTGTTTGTAAGGTTATTATAATCACCATCAAATAATAGATTAGTAGTATCTGTTAGATCTGATAAATCTACAGGTACCACATTTGTAGTATCTGTAAAAGCAGATAAATCGGTCGGAACAGTAATACCGTTAACCTGAGTACTCAAGGTGGTGAGTGTAGAGTTCACAGTCGTAATATCATTGTATACTTCTGTGAAGTTTGAATTAATCTTGGTTCCTGCCGTCCTTAAGGTATCACCTCTACCGTCGTCGGCAATATTACCAATACCAATAACTTGTTTTGCCATGTTTTACTCCAATTAGCTATCTTCGTCCATAGTTACTTCAGTAGAATCCATAAGGACAGTTGTTGAATCCATATTTGTATTTGCTTGTGCAGTAACAGAAGCAATTGTTTGGCCAGGTTCTCCGAACGGATTCCTTTCAGAGAAGTCAATGACAGAATCACCTTCTTGCTCAAAGTCAAAGTTCTGTGCACCGCCATCATTACCAAATGTAACATCAATACTATCATCGATGTCATAGATTTCATATAGTTTAGCATAGACTGTTGAATCAGGAATATTAGGTTTACCAGTATTCGCATCTATACCATTCATAAAGTATGTATCAGTATCGCCATCAGCCGATAGAATCAAATTGTGTACTTTATCTGAATTTGTTTGGAAGTCAAATAGTTCTAATTGTAGTGATGTTGTGACACCACCAACTGTTGACATTTCCGCAACCTCAAACGATAGCCATTTTTCTGCGTCACCATTAGCATCCTTAGAGATGATTTGATATAGACGCATACCTTTTTCAATATCACCCGTAATATCTGTAACAAGTACAGAACGAGTATTTGCGTGTTCTTTTTCAATCTCATCGATAACTTCAAGACCAGTATTAAAGTCTTCAGAGTTATATTCAAAGAGACGACATTGAAGTTTATAAACCGGAACATTTTGCAACTGATAAAATGGTTGCTCATGTTCAACAAACGAGATCTCAAAGAAAGAACCAGTCAAAGGTAGATATAATAAATCACCTTCGTTAGGTCTATCGTTATCAACAGTATTATTCCATAGACCAACTAATTTATTCCAAGATCTACGTGCAACAACAAAGGTGACTTCATCTCTAATCTCTAAGCCGAACTTAGACATGAGGTTACCTTCACCGCCAAAGCCTTCAATTTCTTCGGGATACATTTCAATCATATACGCATCATCAAAATACGATTCAACATCCTCATTGAGGATTACGTCTCGTGTTATGATTTTGCGAGGTAAATAGTAGACTTCTTGACCATAAATTTTTAGAGCTTCAATTTGAAGATCTTCAAATAAATGTTGTTCTGCTAAATTACCTTGACTAAAATATACATTGCGCGGCATCTAATTATCCTACATAAAAGTCAACTGGCATCTCGAAGTTCATTCTAATTTCTTCTTCAAGCTTTTCTATTTCTGCAGTTGCATCTTCCATGATTGCTCTACCATTTAAGATGATACCACCTGGTAATTGCATGCCTTCAAATTTAGACATGTTTAATCCCCACTGATATTTAATCTGTGCTGTGGTATATTTCTTTAACCACATATCGTTATATATCTGAGGTGATTGTGTTGGATCAATAACAGCATCACAATCAACAATAATATATTCTCCAGCTTCAACTGTATCCCAATCAATATCAATATACAAAATGTCTTGATGGCGAGAAAATCTTGTAGGAGCTGAATTAGTATTTAAGACATTATTAATTGTTGATAGGTACTGTTGGGTTTGAGCGTAAAATGCTAAACTACCACCAAGACGCATATCCCAGATATCGTTTAGTCGAATCTGATAACGAGCATCAAACATATTAATTGACGAGTTTTCATCGCCAATTGGAAAGATACCACGAACATATGTGTATTGGTTATTTACGGGGATATACTTATTAGCAATATCGGTCGAAGTTATCTGATACTTTAAATACGTACGGATAATCGCATCAGAGTGATACGTCTGATAATATTGCAGGGCTTCATCAACGCGATCTTCGAGCTGATCTTCGTCTACGTTAATTTCAATAACGGGATGACCAAGCTTGCGAAGAGCATAATCAATGAGCTCTTGTCTTGTTGTTGGATTCGCCATATTAAAGTCCTACAGTTTAGATTCTATAGGACTATTTATATGTTTTTATTATTCGGGCTTTTCTGGCCAAACAACATTATCTAATGATGTATAATTGTTTGTAATATCCCTTAAAGCTTGCCTATATGCTAATTGTTCATCTGTTGGATTTCTATCTGGTAAAACCCACCAGTCAGTTTCAGAAATTCTTAAATCTCTTTCAAATCTTAAATTATTTAAAGGAATTTCTACTTTTACAATTTCAATAGTATCTAAAATTTGTTGCCATGTAACATGAAAATCATCTGGGTTATTAGTCCAAGGATCCTCTCCTTCATCAGTAAATTCATAATAATATTTTAACCATTCTGTTTCATTTGTTGGAGGATTATCATTTTCGTATTTCCAAGTAATACCCTGAGGAAAGTTAATTTTAGATATTGCTTCAGCAAAATAATTAATATCGTCATGTGTCATTCGCGTATCTCCGTCGCTGTAATAACTAATCTAGTAGACATTCCCCAAGTACCGTTGTTACTACTTGAATATCCTAGATAAATAGTTCCAGCATCTGATCCTTCTCTATACATTTGGAAACCATAAATACATGTATTTCTAGTAGCAGGTTTATCATATGCAATAAAAGATTCCATATTATGGTCATTAACATCATACCCGTTTTGTGCTCGAGCATTTCCTCCTGCCATTTGTCTTCTACTACCAGATGATTGACCCGCACTAGTTATTGATGAAGTAGCGTTTGGACTAAATCTATACGCTCTAAAACCAAAAATATTATTAGCTCCACTACTATATTGATTAAAAGGAATATAATAATTCAATAATATTAAACTATCAGAAAATACAGGTTGAATGCTAATTCTATAATCACTACTTGGCTCAGCCCATGAATCATTACCTGCACTAAAAGTTCTTAAAACATTTGTTTCCATTACTCTAGTTTGAACAATTCCTTTTCTAGCATCTACACTAGTACTATATGTTAATGCCATATTACGCTCCCATTACCTTTTTCATTTTTACTCTCATTGCATTGCCAACACTAATATTTGACATATAATGTACCTTTAATCTTATTTCGTAACCCGTGGCATTTGCTCCTACATATTCAGATTCTGTTGTACCATTCCAAAATACAGCTTCTAATCTGATTTCATCACCACCAGAACTATATGGTCTCGGTCTTACAGTTTCATCATGGAAATATACAAATTGTCTAACAGCTCCATTATAACCGGTACCAACTACTACCTTTCCATAAACAGAATCTAAATAAGAACCTGAACCTTGAGCATTTGGATTTCCTTGTACATAAACTTCATATACAGCTCCATTAAGATATCTCATTGGATGGCCTGTTGTTCCATTATAAGAATTGTATTCAATGGTAGTATCAACAAGGGCATAAGATCCACTGGTTCCATTAAATTTACTAGCCATATCTTCGCCATAATCTAAAGATATTATGACTTCGCCTTCACCATTAACTATTACACCTTTGAAATTACCATCAGAAGGACGTTCACCAACACCCATTCTTAATTCATTATCGGTTGTCCCTTTCCAAAACTCACCAACAATCATATTTGATCCACCTGCATCAAACTTAATATATGGATCTCCGCTTTGGTTAGCAATA